AACTTTATCTGGGGTACCATTATTCAATTTAGATAATGATGAACGTGGTAACTATACAGGTATAATGCTAAGAGAAATATTAAAATATACTTTAAATCAAAGTGATGATGATATTTTTTATATTGATAGATCAAATACAACTACAAAAGATATCAATTACATAGACTTTGAAAATGGTTTATCAAAAATAAATTATAGTAGTAATACATATAAAAAAGCTATTGATGATTTAAATTACTTATATAATATTCATAATAGCAATTTAGATTCAAAAGATTTTAGTATACTTAAAAAAGATTATTTTACTGGTAAATATACTTTAATTAACGGAAAAAGTTTCTTTGATAGGGCCAATTATGGTAATGAAAGTGGAACATATACAATTGAAAAAATAGATATATCAGGAGGTGGTAATTTAAAAGTAGGTACCCAGGGTAATAAGTCAGGTAAAAATACCCCTAATTTTAATGAAAAAAGTCAAGCTTTGGATTTTAAGTTTTTTAATACAAGTTTTGATATACTAAATGAAAAAGTTAATACAAAAATTATTCATGAGTATAATTTTGAAGATAAAACTTTTAGTTTAATGCAAAAAGATAGTAATATTATAAATTCAAAAAATAAATTTAATAACTATTATGTACAAAATATGATAGGTAAAAATAAACCTTATCCTTCTCAAATAAATACTAATTTAAAAAAATTAAATTTTAATTATGAAAATATATATAATTTATATGGTAATAATGAAAATGTACGTTTAAGTAAAGGTTTAAATAAGCTTCTAAAAAATACTATAATGTCTAACTTGGGTGTAGAAATAACATTAAAAGGTCAGATGTTTAGAAGATCAGGTAAATTTATTACAATAGATAGGTCAAGTTTAGACCCTAAAAATAAATTTGATGATAGATTTTTAGGTACGTATTTTATAATAAACGTTGAACATACTTTTATAAGAGATGATTTATATATAAATAGAATTTTTGGAGTAAAAACTTATTATTTTGATGATTTAAAATTTAACGAAAATTTAGACTAATATGGCAACTAATAAAAAAAATATTTTACCAGATCTTACTGATACTATTATAAATGGTAGTATAAACTTTTATGAAAGTAGTAATGAATTATTAGACATTTTTAAGAACGTTTCTTTGGATGTAGTTGATTATTTTATACAAATGGATCAAACTAAAAGTTCAGATAATGTAATTAAAAATTTAACCGAAAAATATGTTGAGTTAAATAATAAAAGTTTAAAAATTAATAATATAGAATTACCTAATAATTATAAATTATATCTAAATGAAAAATTTCAAAATTTACTTAGTATATTTAAGACAATAATTAGTAAAAATGTAGAAGATATTAATAGAAGTGTTTATTCAAGCTATTCTGATGATATAGGAATGACTTTAGAAGTAAATCATAATTTAGGATTAACAAATACACCTATATTTGATTCATTCTATAACTTAGAAAAAACTGGGGCTCCTATTACAATGCCATCAGTAATGATTAATAAAGTTAGTAGAAGTACATTGAAAAATTTTAAAAAAATGTCATTAAAAAATGATGCTTTAATGAAAAGAAATTTGCGTAATATTGCAGGTTATGGATTAGAAAATATGTCAAAAACTTCCCATGGAGCAAACTTAGTTTATGATAATTTTCAAAAAATATATATGAGTCAATTAGTTAATGAAAAAACTAGTAGTATATACAAATATTTTGGTGAAAATTTAGGAGATCTAATCACATTTTATAAAAATTTAAACATAAGAGAACAACCTGAAAATAAATCATTTTTAGTTACGTATAAAAATAACATAGAAGGGGTCGAAAATGTTTTAGATATGTTTAATAATAACATTTATTCTACTACTAAAAGCGATAAAACGTTTTCTACAAATGATATTTTAGAAACTCAAGAGACTACACAAACTACTCAAACTGAAACTTCAACTACAATACAAACTACAGCTACAATAAATCAAATTAATTCGCAAGCAGTAGATAATACAGGTACAGGTAGTTCTGGTGGTAGTACTTCTGGTCAATCTCCTGGTGCAGGTTCCGGAAGTGGGGGGTATGGAAGTGGTTATTAATCGCTAACTTCTATTACTTTAGCATCTTCTATTAATTGATTTAATAATTCTTCTCTATTAATTGTTAACCCTATCCGTTCGTTATTTCTATCTTGAAGTTCTTTTTTACTTTTAATATCCATTTCTTTAACTTGAATTTTAGCTTCATTAGCTTTATCTTGTAAAAGAATTTTATTTAAACTTTCTATAGCAGAAGCAGAAGCTCCAACTAATTTACTTAGAGCATCTACATCTCTAGAATCAGGTGCAGATGTAATATATTGTTTTACTTCTTCTACATAGTCTACTGTACCTTTAATTAATTTACCTGAATAATTTAACAGAAATTCTTCTAATTTTTCTTTATCTAAATTAAATTCATCTTTTTTCAATTCTTTAGAAGCAACAGCAGCGCCTTTTAATTGAGAAATTAAATCATCAACTACTATATCTACATCTTGGTCCATTAAAATATTTAATATAAAGTTGAATAATTAAAGTAATACACTATAATAGAGGTATGGATAATGTAGTTATAAAGTTTGTTAAGACGCATGAAGATGCTAAATTACCTACTAAAGCTCATAAGGGGGATAATTGTTTTGATTTATATGCAGTAGAAGATACTGTAATTCCTGGAAGTACTTATGGTCCGGTAGATGATGTTAAGGTAGGTAGTGGTATAGTACCTGTAGGTATTACCGTTGGTTATATTTCAGAAGGGTATGGCTTTGTTTTAAGACCTAAGTCAGGTTTAGGTTTTAAAGCTGGTTTACAACCTCATTTAGGGGAAATTGATAATGGATATCGTGGAGATTGTGCAGTAAAAATATATAATTTTTCAAATAAAGATTATAATTATAAAAAAGGTGATAAAGTAGCTCAAATTAAAATAGAGAAAATTTATAATACAGTAGTTGAATGGGCTGAAAAAGTTGAGGAAGCTCAAAGAGGAGATGCAGGTTTTGGTTCTTCAGGTAAATAATGTATAGACCATTACCAGAAAACTTAACTATTGATAAATCTAAAATAGAAGGTTTAGGTTTATTTGCAACTAAAATTATAGATAAAAATACTAATTTAGGTATATCTCATATAAAATACAAAAGTGGTTTTTTTCACCAAGATTATATAAGAACACCTTTAGGGGCTTTTGTCAATCATTCTGAGAATCCTAACTGTTGTTTAGTTTATGACGGTGATATAAATTATTTAAAAGTTATTAAAGATATAAAAATTAACGATGAATTAACTACAAAATATACTTTATATAAAATAGGAACTGAGATATAATTAATTATGGGAAAAGTAACTAGACAAAAAATAACTGAAAGAAAAGTAGGAAATGCTAAAATACGTAAGACGGTAACAGTTACTGTAACTAAGCCTACTAAACGTAAGAAAAAATAATGTTTAATAACTTATACGTAGAGAAGTATAGGCCTACTAATCTATTAGATTTAGTATTATCAGATAGTAATAGAAAATATTTTGAATCTATTACTGATGAAATACCTAATTTATTATTTGTGGGTACTCCGGGTTTAGGTAAAACTACCTTAGCTAGAATATTAGTTAATGATATACTAGAATGTCAATATCTATATATAAATGCGTCAGATGAAAACGGTATAGATACTATACGTTCTAAGGTAGTTGGCTTTAGTCAAACTAAGTCTCTTGATGGGAACCATAAGGTAGTAATACTTGATGAGGCCGATGGTATTACCATTGACGGGCAACGCGCACTACGCAATACAATGGAAGAATATAGTAGTATGACTCGTTTTATTTTAACCGCTAATTATAAGCATAAAATTATACCTGCTATTCAAAGTAGAACCCAATTCTTTGATTTAACTCCCCCGTTTGATGATGTAGTTAAGAGAGTTATTGATATTGTAAAGCAAGAAGGTATAAAAATAGAAACTGATCAGAAACCTAACTTCGTTAACTTAATTAAGCAAAGCTATCCTGATATACGTAAAGTTTTAAATAGTATTCAAAAAGCTACTATAGGTAATATCTTTACCGTAGACCATAGTGTTGATAGTAAAGAGATAGTTAATGTAATACATAAGCATATTATATCTAAAGATTCCTTAAAACTTAGAAAGTATCTAATTGAAAATGAAAATGAGTTTCAAGGGGATTATCATAACTTAATGAAACAGTATTTAAATTATGTTTATTCTTCTAGTTTAGATGACAATAAAAAACGTCAATATATAGTGACTATTTCAGATCACATGTATAAAGACGTATTTGTATTAGATAAAGAGATTAATGCTTTTGCATGCTGGGTTAATCTTGAAAAGATTTAACCGTTAATGGGCATATAATTAGAAGTATAATTTTCTTTAACTGCAGGAGAAGATGTTGCTGGGGATGAAGGAATCTTAGTATTTTGCGTTGGTAAATAAACTTCAGTTTTTTTAAGATTTCCATCGCCTTGTTGAGTCATTCTTGTTATTTCGATTTCATCTTCTTCTTCGACTTCTTTAGGATCAATTTGTACTTTATTATCGTATCTATCTGAATCAGGTACTGGGTGTCTATTAATACCAGTATCTATTCTATCTAAAATATCAGAAGGAACGGTGACTTTACCTTGATTATCATATCTTCCATTTGCTAATTCTCTAGCAACTGTTGCAGAAAAAGAAGTACCTCTATTGTCAGCATTAGCTGGAGGCGCTGTTTGGGTATTTGTTATAATATTAACTATATAATAGTTTTTGTCTGAATCAAAATATTCATCAATATATTTTTTTTGCGCATCTGATAGCTGCTTATAACTATCCTTACTTTTATAGTTACTAATAAGTTTTACTAGGTCACCGGTTAGAAAACTACCATTAGCCATCCTAGTAATTGTATTTTCAACAAGGTCTAAAAATTTTCGTGCCATAATATATTTATATTTATGTTATCTATATGTTTTTTCTATAGTTTTTAAAGCTGTTTATAAATATTATAAATGTCTGAAATAAAAATATTTGCTAATTTTGATACCACCGCAGTAGTTGACCCCGAAAGAGAATATTATAACTTACCAAGTAATAATTTACCGGTGTTAAATCAAATTACCGCTAATGCTAAAATTGATTTAAAAGAAAATGCAATTTTATCAAATGAAAATCACCCTGTTGGTACATTAAAATTTTCTACTAATGGTATTGATGGTTATGGTTATGATGATAATACATTTAATTTTGATACGAATTATTTTTCTAATCAAATTATATATTTTACAATAAGAGTAAAAACTTTAACTAAGTTTCCAGCAAAATACGTAAGCAATTTAATTTTAGGAGATGGTAAGGATAATGATACCGTAAAAATTAGTTTAGTAGATAGTTCAAATAATACTTTAGTTACTAATATTTCCAGTAATATGGGCGTTCTTTCAGCTCCTATAGGGGGGTTTAAAAGAGGTGGATTTTTTAAGGGAGCTTTTTCATATAATGGTACCGGTAGTAATCTTAAATTAGTAGCAAGAGCTACATCTGATTCAAGAAATTTAACCGGTGAAAGTAACTCGTTTAATATAGCTTCATCAGAAAGTACTAAAGAATTTCGAAAAATAAATGAAGATAATAATCAAAAACAAAACTTTTTAAATTATCTCTATCAACCTAATTTAAAAGATAACCCTAAATTTTTTACTAATATTATAGGTCAAATTGTAGGGGATGAAAAAAATCCTAATACTTTAGGAGTTAAAGTTTATGAAAAAATATCTAATTTTTTATTAAATTCAAACGATACTGATTTTGCTAATATTGATAATTTAATTAGTAATTTAAAATTAATAGATAGTAATGTAAATAAATTTTCAGATAAATATCCAGCTAGTTTAAAACGTATAGTAGATTTTTTTAGTATAAATAGATCTAAAATTATACCAGTTAAAAATAAATTTAATCAAGATTTTGATAATAAAGGTAGACCAAATTCAGGTTTAGGTCAAAATCTTGGTAATAAATTAAAACTTTCAGATACTCTTTCAGGGGGAGATAATTTTAAACCTGTAATTGCTTATGAAAAATTTAGTAAAAAATATATAATGTTAAATACTGACCCAACCAGTTCATTTGATTTTAGGTATCTAGGTACCAATAATACTTATCAAATATCTTCATATAATACGAATTGGGGTTGGGGATTAGTTTTACCTAAAGGTGTAGGTAATTTTTACTATTTAAAAGATGAAAACGATAATAATTTAGTTTTAGAAGATAATTTTAGAATCTTAAATGAAAATAACGGTATATCTACTAGTGAAATATTAGAATATTATACTTTTTATGAATATATATCAACTACTAATGATAGTAATCTATTTGCATTTTATGATGATTCAAATGTAAATTCTACTAGTGATTTATCTTCATTAAGCGCTATAGATAATTCTATTGATGAAATAATTTTAAAAGACTTATACTCTGGTACTAAATTATTAGGATCAAGCCTAAATGTGAGTAGTGGTTCTAGCAGCAGTGATTCTTCATTAGGTACTGGAAGTTCATATGGTGGTGGCTATTGATATTGAACTATTTTAAACCCCTTTTAAATACATATACGAAAATTGATATATAATTTTCAATATAAATATTAATAAATGTCTTTATTACCTACATATAACAGTTTAAGTGCTTTTTCACCTATCTATTTAAAAGATAAAGATGATAAGATTGAATTTATAAATGAAGATAAATTTACTTCACAAGGTTTAAATTTATTAACTTATAATATTAATAAAAGTGCAAATGATAGTTTTATAAAGAATTATTCAGTTAATAATTTAGTAACTAATAAAAATTCTAATGAGTTATTTAGTTTAACTAAAAAAATAAATAAACAAGATCTTAATACAAAATTAATTTTTAAAAGTACTCAAAATATAATTAGTGGGGGATTTTTTGCAAATGTTCAAAATAATAAAACTGATAAGGATTCATTTTTACTTTTTAGTGTAGATACATCTGAACTATCAGATAGATTTACTTTTAGTGATAAATTTTTAGTAGATTTTTTAGATGATAATTATTGTACTGTCTCTTATATGGATGGAAAATTATCTAAGTTTTTATATGATAGAGATACTGATAATTTAGTCTTTAAATTTTTAAATTCACAACAAGTTACATTAACTTCAAATTACTATTTTAACTATTTTTATGATCAAGATAGAAATACTTTAAGACTTTTTAAAGATAATAAAGTTGTAACAACTATTAAAACGCCAGTTACTGCAAATGTACAAGCTATTAGTACTAATGAAGGTGGGGAAAGTGTATTTATTCAAGAATTAGTTACACAAGTTGTTGATTCAGTTGGTTTAAGTGGTTTATCAGAAAATAATATAGCTAATGGCACTATTAAAGTAGATAATGTAATTAATTTATTAAACAATAACAGTATAGATCAATTTGCTTTTTATGATTACAATAATAATTATAGTCTATCTAATGATACTATTAGTGGTATTAAATATGATTTTTTAACTTATTATACATATTCAGATATTATTAGTGGAGAAAAATCATATGCTAATTTAAATTTCTTTAATTTAAAAAATCATATTTCTGAAAATAATTTAGTCTATAGTGCCCCGACAGAAAATATAGATTCTAATTTAGAATATAGAGGTAGAGAATATCAAAATTTTACAAATCAAAAAAGTAAAGAAAAAGATTTTGATAATATATCTTTAAATTATACATTTTTTGACAAAGAATATAAAATAGGTTCAAAAGACTATACAGTTTTTACTTTACCAGATCGTTTATTCCCGTATAAAAAAATTAATATTAACGATACCGATTTAGCTAGTAATGGCTCTTTTGCTGCATCTAATCCTTATTTTAGTGATAAAGTTTTTAAACTAACTGATACTAATAGAAATAATTTACAAGATACATATATCGATGAAGAACAAATTTTAGTACTTGAAAATGATGTAAGTTTGTTTATGTTGCAAAGCGGTGATTTATTTGGTTTTGAAAGTTTAAATGATAAACAAGAAAATGATATATTTGGAGATTATTTATGTACTTGGTTAAAAGGGGATGGTATTGAAAAGGGTATTTGGTTTGATAGATATTATTTACCTAAGTCGAATTCATATACTGTACCAGTTTCCGGTGATTTAAAATTATATGATAATTCTACCCAAGCCGCTGAATATTTTGAAGCTAACGATACAACTGCAGTTTATTATGATTTAAGAAGTAATTTAACTTTTGAGCCAAGCGGTTCATACTTATATCAACGTATTAATAAAAAACAAATTGATACTTATATTGATTCTCAAAAAGACAGTTTAATAAAAGATACTTATACAATACAAACATCATCAGTACAACTACAAAATCAAAAAGTTGTTAATTTAACTAATACAAAAGGTTTTGATAAATTAGATGTTGAATCTATACCTAATAGAGATTTTAACATTGGTTTTGAGTTAGAATTAGATGCTTTATCTTCATTTAATTCATTTCAATTATTTGGTAATTTATATGAAGATGGGTTTACTTTTAAAAATAATTATTTCTTTACTCCTTTTATCTTTATACCCCAAGGTAATGAATTGTATATATATGATAATAATTTAAAACTACTTAGAGTCAACAAGTATGATACAACTGAAAATATTGTAGATGTTTTATATTTAGAACAAAATAATGATATAGTTTTAATATGTGATAATAAATTAATTAAAACTAATTATTACGGCGAAACTATAAATGAAAGATATCCCGGTGATGGTGGTGTTAATAGTGATCTATTAATTGAAATTATTAAGTCTTATCAAAGTAAAACTTTTTATGGTTATAATAATGTTTTTATAATTACTAATCAATATCATACACAAAATAAGATAATTAATTTAGATTTAAATAACCTTATACCTACTGAAAATCTATCTTTACAAACACAGTGGAAAAATGACTCTTTATCAGCATCTATTAAAAGTATAGTTCCTAGTTTAACCGGAAGTTACAGATATTTGATAGGTACTGAACCCAATAAACTTAATGATGAAATTGCATGTTCGTTAGATGTAGAAGATAGATTTATATCTAAACAAAATATACCAGGAACTGCTTTTTTAAATACTACTATAGAACAAGAACTAAGTGGTGGTATAATAGCAGGTCAATCATTTGATGCTACTTATTATTCAATCATTAGAGCAGCTACCGCAGAAGCTGCATTTAATGATACACTTTTACACTTTTTTGATTTTATACAAGATGGAAGATCTAGAGTTATATTTGATAATTTAGCTTTACCACAAAAGGAAGACCCTATATTAGATAGTATTAATAGTAAAATTTATGATATTAATTCAGTAAAAGATAGGTTATTTGTTCAATATGTAAATATATCTGCATCACAAGGGTTTGTTCAAGAATTTACCCCTGAAAGATTTAAATTATCAGCTTACAAACTTAGTGAAACAGTACATACTGGTTATAAAGTTGACTTTATAGAAGAAAATAAAGTATTAAAAATAATGTCTTTTGCAAGAGATTTATCTTCTAACATAGTAGTAGATAAAATAAATGCAAGCACCGGTATTTTAGAAGATACTCAAACTCTTTTATTAACTGGTAATAACACAGAAAGACGCGATGTTTATGTAGTTAAACAAAAAATATTATTATCAGAGTTAGGAACCCATCCTTTGACATCAAAATATATCGATGGTATATATAAGTATAGAAGATTTGAATTCAAAGATTATAATGAATTAATACTCGCTCCTGGTGAATTTAATAAATTTAGTAGTCTTTCAAGTTTTGCATACGGAGCCGGCGGATCTAGATTTGATTTATTATCAGCTAATTATAATAATTTTACTCCCATAAATTATTATGCTTTAGATCAAAAATATAATAATATTAGAGATCAATTTACTTTTAAACTTAATCTTAATACTTTAATTGATATTGAATATTTAACTACTCATTGGAATACTGCAGGTCCTCCAATATCAGCAACTGGATTTGCTCAATTTACTTGGAGTAACCCAGCAGCATCATTAAGTGGTTGGGATGGTGAGATTTTACCTATAACTTCGGAAGATCAAGCTAATATTGAAATAATTTTTACTGTACCTAATATATCTATTAATAATTATTTTAATATAGACTTAGATTTAAATGCAGGTAAAATACAGCTTTATAATAATGGTACTATAATTGGAAGTGTAACTTTTAATCCTAATTTGATACCTATTGAAAGAATTATTTACCCAGAATTATTTATTAACACGCAAAATATACGTAATACCCCTATTGATAATATTGTTAAAGATATTTCGTATAATAGTACTGGAGGTACGTTAAAGAATTTAAAAATTCATAATAAATCTTTAAACTATAGTTTAATTAATTATTTAGAATTACAAACTAAAACTATTGATCCATTATTCTTTAGGGTCCCCGGGGGCTCTAGAAATAGTAATGAAGAAATAGACACCTTATTTACTTATAATATACCGGGCAATACCAGTAATTTTATTAAAGTTAACATTAAAGATATTGATATAAATAATGATATAAAACAAAAATTAATAGATTATTTACAAAATTCAGTAGAAGTAGTTACACCCTCTCAACAAAAATTAATTTATAATATAGACTAAAATATGGCAAACAAAATTACAACTGATTTCTATATAGGCAGAGATTTAGAAAACACTTCAAGCGAAGAATATAAATCAATAATTTCATCTAAAAAAATATCTTACTCAGAAGGAAGCGATTTTACATTTAACGGTTCTAATTATATAGGGTATTATAATTACGATGGTGAAAATTTTTATAAAGGAAAAAAATTACAAAATGATATATTAACAGTTAATGAAAGTGCATATACTGATGTTTATAAATCTAAAAAATTCTTCGATAGGACTATTTTTACCGTTTTAGACACTTCGTATACTTTAGATGATATATTATTTAAACCGAATGAAATTATTAATAAAAATTCTATAAATTTTAAACTAAATTTAATGTATGAAAATTTTATTGATTTAGTTAGATTTACTAATATAAATGACCCATTAATACCGTCAGAGTTTAAATCATATGCTGTTTTATCTGCCACTGAAAATGGTACACAGTGGCAATGGATATCTGCAAGTGTAAGATTTATTTCAGGGGGTAGTGGAGGTACTACTTTTCAAGATAGTTCTGGATTAGAGCCGCTATCATCTTATAATCATCAATTTGATGATGTTGATAATGTTAACATTGAAACTTTCAGAAGTACTAAAGTTTCTGATGAATATACTTTATTTTTAACTACGAGTTCATTTTTATATGCATTTCAGTTAGATGATAATGATACTAAATTTGATTTTGTTTTAAGTGCAAATGGTGTGGGTATTGATAATCAAATAAATTTCGGTAATATTACGTCGATCGCAGCTGATAAAGAAAATAATATTTTATATATAAACGATAGAGGTAGAAACCAAGTCTATAAAACTGAAACTAAAACTATTATTAATAAAGATAGGACCGGTATACGAAAAGTAAAATTATTAGAAACTATTGGGGGCCCGGGTGATGATGTAACTAACTTTAAAGATAATTTTTATATTGAGTATGGTAATAAAAATATTTTTGTTTACGATGAAATAGAAAAATCAATTAAAAAATTTAGTGATAAATTCATATTTAAAATAAAATATTTAAATGAAAAATTATTTAAAGAGAAAATTTTTACTAGTATGACTTATAATAAAACTTATGATTTATTATATGTTCTTTTAAATGATTATACGGTATTAGTATTAAATGCTAATAATTTTGTTGAGGTTGATAGATACGGATTAACTAGTAACCCTTTTGAATTTAATATACCTCTTATTAATTTATTTGAAAAGCCACAAAAATTAGTTTTTTCTGAAAATGATAGCAATATTTATTATTTACAAACTACAAAAAATGTATATAAATATTTTGTAAATACCCAGAAGAAAAATATAGAAAGATTTACAATTGAGTTAGAATTTGACTCAGTAGCATTATGGAGTACAGTTTTTGCTAGATTTTCTGCTTATGAGGTTGCGTGGGACGATTTACCAGATTTTGAGAAATTTGCTTTAGCTAGTAATGGGTTAAAAATTATAGGTAACGATGCAAATCAATCAGATAAAGTTTTATTATTTTCAAATAGAAGAATATTTAGCTTTATCGAAAATAATACTTATATTTCAATGTTAAATACAAAAAGACCTAATTTTTATAAAAAAAGTGAAGTATTTATACAAAATGAATATTTTAATAATATAACATTTAATTCAACTATATTTAGACATTTGTTTAATTTAAATTTATTAAGTTCAAATTTAAATAAGAAGTTAGTAGCTGAATTTGATACTGTTGAAGTGGATGGATATTTGAGATTTAAAGAATTTTTAGAATTAAGTTTTGAAGATAAATCTTCTTTAGAATTTGAAGATCAAAAACAATTTTTTCTCGGGGTTAATGAAACTTTAACAGGAAATACTTTGAATAGAATAATAACTAATATTTTTAACTACCAAAATAAAATAATACAAGCTATAAAAACGCTGAGGATTGGTCAAAGGATACCCGATCTAAAGACAGTACTTTTAGATAAATAATTATATGTCAACAGAAATTTCAGGATTAGCAGGTGAAATAATAGCGTTTACATACCCTTCAATTATTAAAGTTGCTGATAATCAGTTAATTCCAACAGTTGAAGGAGGTAATAGAAACACTATAGCTATTTTTAAAAATGATAATAGAGGTGATGCCGGTCCTAGTGCGTTGGCTAGATTAACTGATGGAAGTGGAAATTTAACTTCATTAGCAATTGGGCAAAAATTAGCAGGAGCTAAGGTATTTGGACCAACTATTATTGAGGGTGACAGACAAGGTGGATGTGACGATATGCTTTTAGATGTGTTATGTGGAGGTGTTCGTATAGAAGATAATATATGTGTAAGAAACAATGGACCCGGAGCTGATACCAATTTTATACTTGGAAAAACTTGTATGGATAACGTATGTGTTAGTAATGATTTATTAGTTACAAATAATGCAACAGTAAGTGGTGCTTTTAGGGTTGAAGATAATATTGTTCAAACTGATGGTAGTTGTTCAGTAACTTTTAATGGTGATTTATTTGTTGGTGATGACCCATCGGGTAGATGTTTCAGTGTTGATAGTACTTCAGGATTACTATTTTCTAAAGGGGCAGCAAATATTGGTGACAGTTGTTCTTCAAGTTCTATTACTTTAACTAATAAAGGAGTATTGCAAAATTGCGGTGTAATTAGAGGTGATGCTGATATTATAGCTTTTTACTCATCAGATAAAAGACTTAAAGATAATATAACTAAAATTACTGATACAAATAGTATTATCAATGGTTTAACTGGTTATAAATTTGAATGGAAAGAAAATGCAGATAGGCAAGGGGTGGATATGGGAGTAATAGCCCAAGATGTTAAAGAAGTTTTACCTGAAATAGTTCATGAAAGAAAAGACGGTTATTTAGCAATTGATTACGTTAAACTTATACCAGTATTAATAGAAGAAGTAAAAAGTTTAAATAATAGAATTAAAGCATTGGAGGATAAATAATGGCAACTTTAGTAGGAAAAAATATAAATCAAACATTTAACGGATTATTAAAAACTAATAGTAATACTAGTCTCGTTAATTCAAATTTAATTACTGATGGTATAGGTACTGCAACTGCTTTAACTTTAGGTAAAAGTAATAATAGTTCAACTTTTGACAATTCATTAGTAGTATCTAATACATTATTAGTATGTAGCAATTTAACCACTAATAATAATTTACGTGTAAAAGGTACTGGTAGGTTTGATGATAATGTTACTATAACTGGTGATGCAACTACTAATGCATTAACTGCAGGTAATTTCAAATTTACCGGATCAGGTACGTTTAACGGTTCTTTAAATATTAATAATGCATTAACAGTTACAGGTACATCAAGCTTAGTAAATACCACAGTTACCGGAGATTTAGATGTTACTTGTGATTTAGGTGTAACTTGTAATTTAACAGTTGGTGGAGCTATTAGTGCTTCTGGTGATATTATAGCTTTTACCTCATCTGATAATAGATTAAAAGATAATTTACTACCTATAAGTTCTGAAAATTATGTTAAAAGTTTAACTGGTTATGAATTTGATTGGAATGATAGATCTAAAAGATCAGGAAAAGGTAAAGGAATTATAGCACAAGATTTATATAAAATAGATAAAAGTTTAGTTAGAGAAAATAGCGAAGGCTATTTATCAGTAGATTATATTGGTTTAATACCAGTCCTAATTGAGGAAGTAAAAAGGTTAAACAAAGAAATAGAAGAACTTAAAAAATAATTTTTTATTTAGTTCTGGCAATATAATCATAAAAAGGTTCTAAAAATCTAGAAAATTGGGTAGCATCACCTATTCCACCACCGGAATAACCATAGAAATTTTGATCACCTATATAAACTATTTTGCCTTGTATGCCTGCATTTAAATGGCCGCTACTTCCATCCCATAAATGAATTGGAGATTCATTGTTTTCAGTACCATAAAATACTTCATTATATATCGGTATTCCATTAGATCTAGAATTTTGTATAGTTTCAGAATATGCAACTGTAATTTGACCACTATTAACTATATCAGCACTTAAAGCTTGAGTTGTTGGGTTCAGATAAACAGTACCGGAATTGCTTCTATCTTTCCACCCGCTATTCGACCCGGTAACTCCTCCCATATTATATATTAACTCGGTAATTTGCCCAGAACATCCTTCTGCACCATCATCGGCTGATGTATAACTGTTATAATTCCAGTGTTCAGAAAGTTTTATAACTGTACCTCCTCTTGTAACGAAACCGCTTAATTTTTCTATAGTAGTTGCGGTAAATTGAATATCAGTATAATTTAAAGAATTTACATCAGTTATCCAAACAACATCATAAGTATCAGAATCAAGTAAAGTATCTAAATCATTTGAAGAAGATGTATATTGAGATATCGTAAACATATCTATATCATCTTGGGATCTAAACGCATTAGTACCAGCGCCAAAGTAGGAGGTTGAACTAGATGAGTAAATTGACTGACCTCTTATTTCTAACATTTTTAATGATTCAGTTTCTGGATTAGTTGACGTATCAATAATACATGCAGAAACTGAAGCTTTACCATTATCTAATGATAATACAAATCCTTTATTACCGTCGGTCAATAAATCGGCTGATAAAGTAAATAATGTAGTTGCAGCACTACTAGCAACTGTAAATGTACCTGTTGATAATTGTTGCATATCAGTTGAAGATATACCAGTAACCGTATAATTTAAAGTAGTACTATCACTTACTCCCACTGTGTTAAGAATAACATTAAAACTGCTACCTTCATTAATATATAATGGACTTGATAAACTATAAGTTTCTACTGACGTATCATTAATAGTAACTGACTTAGAAGCTTCACCATTATCTAAAGTTATAGTAAACGTTTGTGACCCTTCAGTTGTAACATCATTATTTACATTAAAAGTTGCAGTTGCTGTATTACTCGTAACACTAAAGTTACCTGTTAATGATTCTGAAATATCTCCACTTTCTATACCTGTAATAGTATATGGTACAGAAGTACCATCTGCAACTCCTGCGGTCGTTAATGTTATAGTAAAGCTATCTCCTTCATTTACTGAGGTTGTGCTAGCCCCTAAACTAAAAGTACTTACTGAAGTATCATTTATAGTTATTTCTTTTGATGCTTTACCATTATTAAGTGCTACTGTAAATGTTTCAGATCCTTCAGTAATAGTATCTGAACTTAATGTTAAAGTAATTGAGTCAGTAGTATCCGTTATAAAATTACCGGTTAAAGTAGATAATCCTACAAAATCATTAATACTTATTCCTGGACCTGAAATAGTATATGGTAAAGTAGTACCTGAAGAAACATTTTGCGTAGAAAGTGCGATTTTTACTGTACTACCTTCATTAACTGAAGCTTTATTACTTGACAATTCAAATGCCTGTGTTAAAGATGTGTCATTTATAGTTACTGCCTTAGAAGCTTGACCATTGTTTAAAGCTATAGTAAATGTTTCTGATCCTTCAGTAGTAAGATCACTTTCAACATTAAAAGTTTTGACTGATATATCATTATTGATTGTAAAAGAACCAGTGGTAGATTCAGATATATCTTCATTTTGTATACCCGAAATCGTAAATGGTATTGACGTACCATCATTAATACCAGTTGCACTTAATAAAATTGAAAATGTATCACCTTCATTAACTGATGTCTTATTACTTGATAAAGTATATGATATAGTTTCTGTAGTAGAAAAAGTTACACTTGTTCTTGATGCAGGTATTTCAACATGGTCAGAAGTTGCTAAAAAAGCTTCTAGCGTATGATCCCCATACGATACCCCGGTAAATGTATAACTTCCATCAAAATCTAAATCTCTAACATCAGAACCCCCATCAAGAATTAAATGAACATGATCTACTGTATAACCAGCACTAGGGTCTAAGAATTGAGGATAATACTTATATAAACATGTAAAGCTATTTGATTCTATATTTTGCCCAGCTTCAGGGCTTGTTATAACTAATAATTGTCCTAATTGATCTGAAAGTGGTCCAGGTTCATAATACATAAATGAAGCTGATCCTGAGGTACCTACTAGCTGACTATTAGCTGATGATAAAGTTGATAAATTTAGATAACTACCAGCTTCTTCACTATATTCCATTTTACCATATATAAATTCACTGTTAGTTTTTATACTATCAATTATTTCAAAATTTTCGTCTGGAGAGGTAAAGAAAAAACTTTTATTTTCATATTGTAAATTTTTATTTTCTAAATAATCAACACCTTGTTGTAATTTATTTAAATTACCTTGTACACTTAATTTAATTCTATAATCATTAGCGGATAAATTGCGAGACGTAACAATATTATTGTATCTTGATATATAAAATTTTATAGTACTTTCACATGCATCTTGAGTATTTGCACTTTGGGTTAAAAAAATTTTATCAGGTACGGGGTCATTAATATTAACTATATAACTTTCTTTACCCCTAAAAAAATTACCTGCACTATTTGTAACCACTAATGTAATAGGAAAATTTCCCGAGGTTTTATAGGTATGAAAAGCTGACAAATTATTTTCTACTATAGTTCCATCTCCAAAATCAATAAAAAAGTCTGTATCTGAAATAGATGCATCAGCAGTTTGAAAATTAGGTATAGCATACACACCGCCGAAATTACCAGTATAAACAACTGCTTGAGAAGTATTTTGAGATTCACCTAATATTTTTTGAAATCTATTATCATATATATTCAACGGGATATATATACCTGATAGTGTATTATAATCTTTATTGAAGCTGTAAGACATATTATGCGTTCTCTATAATTATATTAGATAATATTGATTTTTTAGATAAAAAAGGATATTTAAAAAATGGTAATTTTAAATCGTTACCAATTATTTGTATATCATTATCTGAATATATAGGATTATATACTAAGAGACTTATACCATCTACTTCATTAATAGCAACTGAGTTATTAATACGTCTTGAAGTTATTTTTTCTACACCTTCAATATTAAAAATTTGATTAGATATTTCTTTTAAACTCACTAAATCATTTAAATTTAAACTTTCAAAATAGTTTACAAATATATTATTAACTCTCTGCTTTATTGATTGAGTACTGGAGTTACTTAATACGTTTCTTGAAATAACTAAAAATGATTCTTCAGAAATATCTTTAGTTAAAATTTCATTCTCTCCAGTTCTTACCCCTAAACTAAATGCAGTATATACAGGATCAACAGGAACTATATTAATATTTGCTTGTTGTTTTTCTTTAAAAGTATTTATAATAGAGGATTTTTGAGAGGTAGATACAAAATTTAGATTATCATTCTTATCTACATTATTAAATTTAGAAACTAAAAATAGATATATATTATTAGTTTGATTAATAGAATTGAAATTAACTTGATTGAATAAAACTCTACTATCATCATTAGGTTTATTTAGACCTATATTTAAAAAATAATTTAAATATTCATCCACATAACGATCGTTATTTACCACACTAAAAGATTTTAAAATTTGTGAAAAATTAGACTGTAGAAAATTATTATAATCATCTATTGTTATAACTCTATTTTGTAATTGAAAGTTTTTAGATGCATTAGTTCTAATACTTTCAACATCTTCTATATCTACTGGGGTTGTAGATTGTAAAGTATTAGAAAATGCTAAATATTGTATCTGCTGAGGGGTTATAAAATTAAATGTATTATTGTAAATATTGCGACCTATATTATCGAAACGAGGAGTAACATATAAATTTAAATAATTTCCATCTAATACACCGGGGGATACTACTCCTGCTTCACCTGATGATTGTATGTAATATATTAATACTGAATCACCAGCATTTAACTTTTTGCCGAAGACCCCATTGCCAAATTTAAATTCATATAAACCATTTTCATTTAATCTTTTTTCATATGCTGTTGAATCTGAATTTTCTAAAAATAAACTACTTGTTTCATTAAACTCAACTATCTTTTTAGTATTATTATCTTGTACATATATACCTATAGAACTACTATCTATATTAATATTAACATTATCATCATTACTTTTTACTGCTAGTGGTATAATTTCGAAATCCTCTCCTAAAGCTAAAACTTCAGGGTATTCAAAATATTGACCTTCTCTTAATATATTTTCACTAGAAAAATTTCCTAAAGTTTGATCTCCCGGTACTGTTTTGTTAAAAGTACTATCATTTATAAATGAATAATAAACTCCCCCAGCTATAAAATAACTATACCTTTTTATGGTATATGTATCAATCGGTAATAAACCACTAGATTTTAAATCGAATGAAAGTAATGAAGTTTGATAACCTTTAGGTTTATAATCAATTAATTTAACAATTCTGTTCATATTTTCATATAAACTTGTATCCGTAAACATTGAATCTGATGAGGTTTGATTCAAATAAAATAAAAGTAAGTGGTAACTATATGCAATTACGTCAATAATTGATGACATATTGCTACCTTCAAATGATTGGTCAGTATAAATACCCCCTTCATTCAATCTAGTTTGAATTAATTCTTTTAGAGATTTGGCATCAAAAGCAGTATAACTATCTCTTGATAAACTAAAATCAGTTAAATTTTTATCTGCCATAAATATATTTAATTAGTAACTATAAAAACCAGATCTGTTTAGTCTACCTTTTAAATTAAGGGGGTTATTGTCAAATTCAGGTATATTTATAGTAATGTTTAATTCATATTCTTGAAGTTCTAGATCTGATATTACTTCAATTTCAGTAAGTTGAATTCTTGGTTCAAATCCTGCTAAAGTATTGGTTATAGTTTCACCTATAACTCTAGCTCTAGCTCTTGATACAGGTAAAAAAAGTAAATCGCCAAAGTTCATACCAAACTCAGGATTTAAAATTTTTTGCCCAGGAAAGGTTGTAATCAAGTTTATTAGAGAATTTTTGATAGCCTCAAAATTTATAGAAGTATTTAAATCTTTTAAATTTTCAGGACTGTTAGCATCTTCACCTTTAACAATACCGGTATTTACATCTAAATTAATATCTCTATATATAATATTATCATTAGTTTTACCTCTAACAGGTTGTAAAATATTTAATTTTATAGGCATAATGATATTTATTAAATTTTTTATCAACCTATAAAGTTGTATAAAGTATTATTTTTATCCACCATATTTAAAGTTAAATTGTTTTCGTTTGTTTTTTGACCGCTAATAACTTTTAAATCAAGCGGTGATATATCAGACAATATTTTATACACTTCTAGATTAACAGTAGAAGTAAATCCATTTTCATAATAAAATTTAATTGACCCGGTAGATGATATAGAATCATTAAATGATGTATAATCGTGATTAAAATTACTCAATTTTAAAGTATTAGTAGATGGTCTAAAATTAGAATAAATTGTCTCTTTTATATTATCACCATAATCAACTTCTGCTTTATATAAACTTAAACCATTAGATGATTGGACTATATTATCTAATTTAAAGTTTATATTTACTGAACCTGAATATGCAATAGTTATAGTGCTTGTAGTATTACTTGATGGAAATGTAATACCTGGTAATGTTAAATTTCCCGAACCACTTAAAAAACTAAAAATTCCGGATGTATTAGCTATAGAAATTATTTTATTTCTATTAGTATTAATTACAGAATTATTATAGTTAGAATATAGTTCATTATTAACTATAGAAATTTTATTATCTATAATTTTATAATTAAAATAATGAATTACTATTGAATCATATTGATTTTTAAATGTAGTAATTAATATATACGAGTTATCATAGCTATTATATTTTAAATCACTATTAACTATTTCAACTATATTAAAACTTTCAGGAGGGTTATTAAAATTAAAAGGGTATAAAGCTGGTTCAATACCTATACCTATACCATCTACACCTATAATTCCATGAAGCCCATCTTCATTACCCAATAAATTAGATGTTTTATCAATTTCTTTTATTTGATCTATAGTTTTCTTATTTGTATCAAACTTATATAATTCATAACGAAATAAATTTGAATCAATTGCACCTGATAAACTTATATTGAATTTATATATAGAACCGTCATTATAACAATCTTTTGTAATGTATGCTAAATTAGGCTGGGTTAGATCTTTATCAATAATAAGTGGTGAGTTAGATAGTTCTATATAATTACCATCGTATCCGAATACATCTATTATTGAAAATGAACTTAAATCAATACTATATGTATCTTCATATACATTTATATCTAAAATACCTTTACCGGTCAATTCATTAAATAAGGTTTTATTAAATGAAAATTTATTATAAATAGCATTAAAATTTGAACTTGAAAGCGGTTGTATAGATTGTGTAATAGCATCTTTAACATATATTTGTTTAAAAGAATTAATTTTATTATGAAAACCTGATAAAGGTTCAACAACATCAAACTGATTTTCACTAACAGGTAAAGTATCACCTGATTTAAAATCTAAATCATCTATAAGTTCTATATCAGCTGAATTTCTTATAATACCTTTATTAGGTATCAATTGTATATATTCATTACCATAAATATCAGTTTCTATTTTATTTATTGAACCATGATTTATTAATTGACTTATTGAATTTGCATATAAACCATCATTTTTTATATCAATTCTTCTATTTTCTAAGGATTGATAAGAGTGAAAATAATGACTTCTTTCATTTGATTTAACTGTATTTCGAGAAGACGAAGATGATATATTTTTATAACTACTATTATCAAAATAAAAATTGAACGGGTTTTCCCTTTTTGTATTACTTAAATTTACTACATCCCCATATTCATTAGGATCAGGAAAAACGTATACAAAATTTTCTATTAATTGAGGTTTTATTTTATTAATAAATTCTCCATCCACTCTTAATATGGAAAACTTAGTAGGATTAAAGAATAACCCTACACTTCTTTCATAATCTATAGGAGCTTTTTCTTTAGCCATCGTTGATGGAAAATTAACATTAAATAAATTTTTTGCTTTATTTTTTGCTTCAAATAATTTTCCAGATACAAATCCAGTATTTGTTGTACTTAAATAAAAATAATCAGTACCTACTAAATTTTCAGATAACTCAGCTTCAAATAATACTCTATAAGTATCTGTATTATTCCTAATTTTATAATCAATAAAATCATCTTTTTGAAGTAAACTTGTATTTAATTCATTAAACTCTATAATTAATTTATAAGGGTTTAACTCAGAAATAGTAATATTATTTTTATTTAAAACTTCAATTAAAGCTTTATCTAAATCTAAAAAACTGTTAACATTGATATCATTTGAGGTATAAGCTTCACTGGCATCTACTGATTCAGGATTTATATCAAAATAATCATTAAAAGTATCGTAACCTAATTCTATATCTACCCTTAGACCTGATAAAGAAACTTTATTTCCAACATAATCAGGACTGCTAAAAAAATTATTAATATTGTTTATTATTTGATCTTTAACACTAAAATTACTACCTTTACCTTGTTTTTGTCTTATTTCTCTCTGAAAGGTATTTCTTTTTTCTCTATAATAATTTAAAATTTCTACTATTTTTTTTCTATAGAAGGGAATGATATTAGTTAGTGAATCTTGCTCGAAAAAATCAATAGTGTTAAAAAATCTTCTTTGTTCTTGAGTAGAATATTTTAAAGTTAAATCATTGAAAAAATTTAAATAAATTGACTTTATATTAACTGAATTATCTTTATTGTTATCAAAATTGGTTTGTTTCCAATTACTTAAATATTTTTTATATTGATTAAAATTTTCTAAATCATTATTATCTATAACTTCAATATAATTTAAATATTCTATAAAATTAAAAGGACTACCAACATCATATTTATCATCAGATAAATTGTTGGTAATACTATTATAAACTACATACTCTTTAAATTTTATCATTACAATAATATTTAATACTTAATTATTCTTCAGGTGGTAGACCATGAGCAGTACCTTGAGCAGTTAAAGCCCCTGTATATGTTCTTCCATCACCCACACCGTTAGCCCCTGATAAAGAGGTAACTTCTATACCAGTTTTTTGATTATTAAATTGAGGTGAAGCTATTACTCTGTTCTCACTATTAATTCCTTGATTTTTTGCTGAAATACGAACACCTTCATTTTTTTCAGTTAAAGTTAATGGTAAATTTTCAAATGAATGAGTGTGTGGATAAGTTACTAGAGTATCTGGTGCAGGTACTCCTCCTAATGTCCCACCGTATAAAGATATAGTTGACCCAGGATAAGAACCACCAGGTGGTACTATAGCCCAACCTATAACTGCATTTTGTACTGTTTGACCTAAAGTTTGGGTAGCATTTGTTATTTGTGTTTCAGTAGGAGCAGTAACGTGTTGCAAAAATACCTCTCCTTCTACTGATAAGCCACCCCCTATAACTAAGTTTTTACTAACACCTAAACCACTATCAATTAAAACTTGTCTTTGACGTTTATTACGTATTCTTAAAATTTCTGCACTTATATTAATAACTTTACCATCTATATTAACTTCATTTTCTGAACCAATATTAACTTGTTGACCTGCTATATTAGTAATACTTCCTGATATATTTGTCGGACCATAAGACTTTAAATTAATACCCCCTGCACCTACCATTACGTTAAATCTATTATTAACATTTAAATTATAAGTACCGCCAGGAAGATCTTGAACATCAACATATTCTAACAATGGTCCTGAATCACTATTAACGTATGTGGTGCGTGTACCTACTAAAACTTCATTATCTAATAATTTACCAATAGGATCAAGTCTTATACTGCCATAATCATTCATTACAGTACCGATATTTTCTAATTTATTTTTACTTATTTCTATAATTTCACTACCACCAAGACCAAAGTTCTTTTCTTTAATCATTAAATCTGCTTGTATTTCTAATATTTCTTTAGTTAAATCTTTAACTTGGGGTTCCCATTTACCATCTTGAGTTGAAGGGCTTTTTCCTATACCGTTTATAAATGGTTTACCCGATTCATTAGGCCAATTTTCATTATTTGAACCCATAGTGGTCGAAGCAGGAGATTTAGGGTCAGTACTTTTTAAAAGACTTATATTTTCATCATAAATAGGTGCTTCACCACCCCCTAACGTAGCAGCTATATTTAATTGTGGAAAACCACTACTGCTAAAACTATTGCTGTTATTTAAACCAAAATATCTTCTAGAATTAGTTACAGGGAAATCAGCAAATGAACCGTCTATAGTTTGTTCGTTACTGTTAACTTTTAAAATAATATCTCCATTAGACTTAATATTATTATTATTGGTTCTTTTTATGTCGAATAATTGTTTTATATCTTGAACAGTAGAAAAACTTTTTTTCCATTCTTCAAAGAAACTTTCATTTAAATTACCTATTTTTTTATACTTATCTCTTAGTACAATTTCATCAAAATTTTTACCAGTAAAACTATTTTTGAAACCTTTAACTGTACTATATTCATCATTTAAAACTAATTTTTGATTATTTTTAGTAGCTAATTCAGTATTTGTATTATTATTCAACTCTTTAAAGGAACCTGAATAATGGGTTAGTTTTATTTTTTCATTATGATCAGTATTGTTTATTTCAAAAGTTCCACCTTTTTGATTTAAAACGTATTTATTTCTATAAGTTTTAACGTTGTAATCTTCTTCAGTTGAGCTACTGTCGTAATTTTCATACTTACCCGGGTAATCAACTTCATTATCATAAATACCCTGCCAATCATCCTTACCGAAAGTAGTTCCTATAAGTACTGGAAATTGAGTATTACCTTCTCTAAAAAATACATATACATGGGAACCTACACTTGGTATTCCAAAAGAGCCTTTTGCTTTATTTGAGTATGTATTAGGTTTGTAATTATATGAATAAGGATTTACATTGTTAATATTATTACTATTATTACTAAAAGCATCACTTAATCTAAACATACTTTGGTCATAAATTTCACCCGATGAAGCAGAACTATCTCCACTTAAGTTGCTATAAAAATTAGAATCAGATACGGTAGTTTTATTTTTATAATTATTATATCGTTTAGATGTATTTTCACTTGTTAAGGGGCAACTAACTTCAGCCCACGGTAGTATAGTCTTTAATTTAGACATAATTGGCTCAAGTTGACCATCAATAGTGGTAAAATATTTATCCGTATTATCTCCTATCCAATTTTCATATACAGTAGGTGATAAATGCGGTACAAATACTTTTACTCTACCTCTTCTTTGAGGATCATTATTTTGAACTACAATACCTAAATATATACTATTAAATTCTTTTTCCATATACTATCTATATTTAAAATTTACTTGTTTAATATCCATTTATATATAATTTAAAAAATCACCATTTTCATCAAGTTGAACGCGTCTTTTATCCTTATTAGGTTTATTTCTATTTTCATCAGTAGTTTCAAACGCTACATAACCTATTATTTCATTGGTATCGGGATCTACTATATTTTCTATAACTTTGTAACTTACTGAATAATTTACCTTTTCTGTAGTAGTACTTTGAAAATCATCATTTAAAAATTTTAAATAATTTAATGTTTTTTCTTCTTTATCGTATCTATTAGTTAAGTCTATATTTCTTGCTAAAGGATTTTTATTTTCTTTAATACTAAATATTTGAGATTCTTGTTTATTGATTACACTTTTTGATATAGTAGTTTCATTTACAATTTCATTATCAAAAAATGTAAAATCTAAACTATTAGTATCAACAAAACTATCTACACTATGTGATTTTAAATTATTAACTTGATTATCAAAAATAGTAGATTCCGAAATACTATTAAATGATAAATCAAATATTTTATTTTTTTGTTGTATAACTAAACTATCAACAAAATTTAATTGTTTTTGAGGGTCAAAACTAAAATCTCTAATTTGAGTATTAGATAATTTATTTAAACTACCTAATACATCTATTGTACTTTTTCCTGTAATAATACCTGCTTCAATTTCACTACTTATACTATCTAATTGTACATCTAAAACAGTATTTAATTTGTCATTTAATGAAATTTCATCTAAATTTATATTAGTATATCTTGAGGCTAAATTTTTAGAAAAATTATTCAAATTTTGACCAATATTTTCATCTATTACTCCATATAAAGCATTTAAATTTAAACTAGCTAAAGAAGGAAATGGTAAACCTTTTAAAGCATTTGCAAAGGTTATACCACCAGTTAATTTTGATAAATTTAAATTTAAACTAGTTCCTATCATACCTCTTAAATTATTAACTAAACCACCTGTAGTAGTATTAATTAAATTAGTTTTTACCATACTACTTAAATTTTGAATCTTTGATGCAGCTATATTTCTTAAACCATTTGTAAGGTTACCTATTAAACTACCAAAATTTATATTTAGACCGAATGCCATATATATATTTACTTGATATACCTATTTCTGTCTATATAATAGATATATGTTAGTATCTCATGAAAGCCCGATAAGTATATTAGATAAATCTAAAGAATATAATGATTATGATTATGCTTTAGTTCATCTATTTGAAACCCACCCTAACTATTATGAATTTTTTCAAAATAGTGTTAAGTTAGGTAGAGAAGTACTTTTAGATAATAGTATTTTTGAATTAGGAGAATCATTTGAACCTGGTAAGTTTGCTAAGTATGTTAAAGAACTTAAACCATCTTATTATATTGTACCTGATGTTTTGGAAGACGGATATGCAACTATAAAAAGTTTTCATGAGTTTACTAATAAGTATCCAAAATTACCTGGATTAAAGATAGGGGCGGTTCAAGGTAAAACTTATGATGAGATAGTTGATTGTTATAACTATATGTCTGATAATGCTGATTATATAGCAATTAGTTTTGATTTTAGTTATTATGTAGTTACAGGGAAAGGTAAAACTAAACTTGAAAGATGGTGTGACGGTCGTAGAAGATTAATTGAACAATTAAAGAAAGATGGTATATGGAATAATCAAAAGCCTCATCATTTACTTGGATGTTCATTAGCTAAAGAATTTAAAAATTATGTCGGTGATATATCTATAAGATCTGTAGATACTTCTAATCCTGTAGTAGCTGGTATTAAGGAACTTAGATATACTGGTAATCTAGGATTAAATGATAAACCTTCGATTATGTTAGCTGATTTAATTGATCATGAGGTTACTGATACTGAAATGGAAGATATACTATATAACGTTAATAATTTTAAAGATATTATAGGTCATGGTAATTAGTTTTACAGGAGCTCAAAGTACTGGTAAATCTACTTTACTAAGTAAGATGCAGATAGATGAAAGATTTCGAAAGTATAATTTTGTTCCGGAAATAACTAGAGGTTTAAAAAAGAAATATAATTTAGATATTAATGAAAATGGGGATGAACTTACTCAATTGATAACAGTTAATAGTCATTTGTATAATTATCTTGATCATATAGGTAGAGATGTTATATTAGATCGATGCATTTTAGATGGATTAGTATATACGACATATCAATATCATACAAAGAAAGTAAGTAAAGAAATATATAATTATAGTGAGCTTCTCTTTAAAAAACTAATAGGTGAATTGGATATTATACTATATACAGAACCTGATATCCCCTTAGTAGATGATGGTGAGCGTAGCGTAGATAAAGAGTTTCGAAATACTATAGTTAATTTATTTGAAGAAGCAATTGAACATTATAAATTAAATGTAATTAGGTTAAGTGGATCAGTTGATAATCGTATGGAAACAATTTATAATATAGTAGATAATTATGGCAAATAACGTATTAGATAATAGTAGAATTAGTAAGCATTTAGGACAAACGTCTCAATATAAGAGTACGTATGATCCTGATTTGTTAGTTAGAGAGCCTCGAAGTAATAATCGAGAATATTTAAATATATTTGATGATGACTTACCTTTCGTAGGCTCCGATACCTGGAATGCATATGAGTGTTCATTCCTTCTTAATAATGGGGCTCCTGTAACTGGGGTTGTAAAATGTATATATCCATGCTCAAGTAAGTATATAGTTGAAAGTAAAAGTATTAAGTTATATTTTAACTCTTTTAATATGACTATGATGGGTTATAATAAAGATGATGCTATATATAGTTTTGAAGAAGATGCTAGTGTAGATTTAAGTGAATTATTAGAGACTAAAGTTGTAGTTAAGTTTCAAGAAGGTGATCGAGTTAATAAAAAATTTGATAGTCCTAATATGGAATGGGAGATTGATAATTATTTAAATGTCGATTTATTAGAAGATGAAAAAGATTATCAATACAATCAATATACTGAAGATCCTAGTCTATTAGAAGGAGTTTCTCGTATAAGAGATTTAGAACAAAAGTTCTATTCTGGTTTACTAAAGAGTAATTGCCGAGTTACTTCACAACCTGATTGGGGTGACGTTTTTATTTATATCAAATCAAAGACTGCTATTGATGCTCATAGTATTAAAAAGTATGTTATATCATATAGAGATGAGTGTCATTTTCATGAGGAGATATGTGAGTGTTTTTATAAGAGATTAAAAGATGCTTTCGATCCTTCTGAGCTATTAGTAATGTGTTTATATGCTCGTAGAGGGGGTATTGATATTAATCCTGTAAGAGCTTCAAGTCAAGATCTTATTGAGAAGTATGCTGCTAATCTAATTGACCCAGAAGCAGTTCATATTAAAACTTCTAAGCAATAATGGATATAATAATGTTATGGGGTGCAATTTTATGCATTATATTATACTCATGGTATATATCAACGCTATAGACAAAATGAGACCTGGCCCATAATTATGAACCAGATCTCAAGATAATTATAACTTATACTAAGATTAGTCGTTATGCAAAGTACACCTT